CTCAGGCTAAGTGGGAAAAGTATGGCAAGTTAAGACCAGACTATGAAGAATACGTTAAGACTCTACGGATTACAGAACAAATAGACAATGAAATATTAAAGGATATGGATGATGGTCAGGTTATTAATTATTCTAACGGTACTGTTAAGCTCGGCAATCAGTAAGGCTGAAACAGTTTGCGTACAGAATGTACCGCAGTATGGAGATCAAACCTGTACTACAACTACTGATGTTGTAACATCTGTTACTACTAGTCACAGCACTAACAACTTATTGTCAGGAACTTTTACTGATGGTAGTTGGAGTGGGCCAAACTTAGATCATACTCATGGTAGTGGTATTATTGCTGGTATTGGTGGCGAGTATGTAGAGAGTACAGTCAATCAATCTGACACAGGTTTAACTAATGATGAAGTACAACGAGGGTTTACTTCTACTATAGGAGCTGACATTTGGTTTTGGGATAGAACTGATAACAATCAATCAGTTACTATGACACAAACATTTAATGATGGTAATGGAGATACTACTACACAAAGTAGAATAATAGATTATGTTAATGAATACTATACTACTCATCAAGACACTATAGTTGTAGGCGAGAACACTGCAACCAATGGTAGTGTTACAGCACGATTTGATTTTACTCATACCAATACACAATCTCATAGAGCTGCAGATATAAAGAACCCTACACTTACATTTGATTACACTAAGATTACTAACACCACATCACAAGTAAGTAACACATCAATAGAGTATTGCTGGCAACGCACACCCAACACTTGTCCACAAGCAGTAGAAGATATAGCTGATACCATTGTAGATATTGAAGATGATTTAGTTGATATAGTCATAGACATTGAAACACCAGAGGTAGAGATAGTAATAGATGTACCTGAGTATACATGGGAACCTGAAGAAGTAGAAATTGATGAGCCAGTATTTACAGCAATTCCTATACCAGTTAATATAACTATGCTTGAACCTGAACCTGAAATACCAGAAGAAGAATTTACTACAGAGGAAATTATAGATGCATACGATCCTGACCCAGTTATGGAAACAAGAGTTGAAGATGAATCCCCAGCTCCAGAACCAGATGCCGACCCTATTGAAATGGCGGAACAAAATGATGAACCAATTGAAGAGCAACCCAGTAGCGAAGAAGTTGTTGCAGAGCAACCAATTCAAGAAACAGATAGTCCAAAACAAGAAGAAGTTGTCGAGGCAGATGTTGAAGAAGAACGACCTGAACCTACTGAAGAACCAGTGGAAGAAGATATAGTTGAAGTTGTTGAAGAAGAACCTGAAGTAACTGTTGATGTGGTTGCAGTTGAAAAATATATTGATGGCAAAGTAGAGAGCCAAATAGAAAAAATAGAAGCTACTTTATTAGTAGTTAATGAGTTGGTAAATAGAGCTATGGTATCTAATCAAGTAGACATATCTAGCTACAGTACTATTAATGCTGCTATGTTTGATAATCGTCAGTTGCCTAAAGGCAATCAAGATTTTTTTAAACAGATAGTATTAGCAGGATATGATAAAACTATTTATAACAATCAAGTGTCACTAGGCTCTACAGATCCTGTTGCACAACATAACATAAAAGTAAATGTGGCTCGTGATAAAACCGATAAAGCATACTATAAATTAAAAGCATTAATGGAGGCAAGACAATGATTGAAAAATTACAAAAGGTAGGGCTACTTATAACTTTGATTTGTACAATCGGAGGTGGATTTTACACCTGGGGTACATTTAATCAGAGACTAGACGCTATAGAAAATAAAAAATTTACAGTTAATCAAACAGTAGATCTTACAGAAGTTAATAAAAGTATAGAAGCATTAAAGGCAGACATTAAAATTAATGGAGCTGCTCTAGACTATCTTGAAGCTAAACTAGAAGAATTAAAAACAAAATTAAATAACCCGTTATTACAATAGGAAAGAAAAAATGGTAGACACACTAGCACCAAAAAAAATATTCACACAAAGAGAACTCGATAAAAAGTTAATGCCTATAGAAAGGCAGCAGACTGCAATAAGACCTAGAGCTAGCCTTGCAGCATCTACTTATAATCCTGTACTAGATACTAATAGTGCTTTAATGGAAAATATAGTTAAGCCTGAAGTTACTACCCAACCAATAAGAGAGATAGGACAGGTAACTGCAGAACAAGATCAAGAAGTATCCTCAACAGATGAAACTCAAGATATTAAACAGACTGGAAAACAAGTAGAACAGGATAGTAACCAAGGCCTAGGATCAAAACCTATTGCATATGCAGCAGAAGGATTTGAAGATAAGATTATAGATAGACCAGTAGTTGTTGGAGAAAGAGGTATAGAAATGATTATACCCACAGGAAAGGGTAAGTTTACTGTTATTAATAATGAGGCATTGAAAGGATTAATGACTAAAGTTAATGGCGATGATTCTGATATAGACTTATCAAAAGATACAGTTAGTGAATTTAAAAATAATGACGGAACTAATGAGGCAGCTATAACTGGAAATGATAATACTCCAGATCCAAAGATAGGAAGCTATGATACTATGAAGTTACTTGATATGCTAGAAGAACAAGGAGAAGATCCTTCTAATAAAGATTTAAGAAAATCTATTATGGAGTACATTGAGGGTGGAGATAATCCATATTATGATGAACTCTTAAACCCACCAGAAGTTAAGCCAATTATAAAAAAAGAAGTTAAACCTTTGATGGGTAAAGACGAAGTATAATTACTCCTTAATCTTATAGGGATCTGTACTTAACTTAGGTATCTTACCTTCTAAGTCCTCACCTGATAATATACTTTCTATATGTTTATGTATATAAACAACAGCCGCACCTATGATAGAGTCTTTAGTAAATGTTTCTGCTATCTCTTTAAGGCTACATCCATACTGCAACAGTAAAGATACTGCCTTTCCAGATGCTCTAAGTTCTCTGTCCAGAGTACTTTCATTTGGTTTTATCTTAACCCAAATAGCCATAGGCGTAATACCTTCATCGTTAATAGTGTAGTCTACTATAGCTACTACTCTTCTATCATCTATGTCCATACGCACAGTATTACTTCTCATTCTATTTGGTACTTCTAATCTAGCCACGTTATCCATTATAACCTTTCTATTAAATCTTTTATTTCGTAATTAAGTTTTTCTGCATTACTTTTGCAATGCCTGATTACCGCAGATAAAATGTTGGCATGAAACTTTTCTTCAATACCATTAAGTTCATTGAGCACAGCACTTGGCTCTGGGTAATCAAGGTTAATTGCTATCTCATTTGATCCAGTCAAAGAGATACTCATTCCAAAGAGATGGGATTTATTTTTTGCCATCTGCATTCTTTGCTACAAAGTCAGCCCCAAGGTTTGGATCTAGTTCTTTTAATCCCCTAGACAATACCTCAATACCTTGAACTACTTCACCATAAGGTCTAGTAAATAGATACCTTAATATGCTTTGTACCTGAGAGCCTGATATTATATACTGTTTCTCTGCTAAATTATTAGCTTCTTTCATTTGTTCTTCTGTTGTCTTATCTGTCATGTCTTTCTCCTTTATTAAAAATTTATTTATAGTTGTGTATCTTTAATCCCTCTTCATCATTAAGTCCTCCATCTCTATTGAGTATCCTAAATTTAATCATAGTTGCATCAAACGTTTCTTTGATGTGTGAGAGTACTACTTTTTCATCAAATTCTTTACAAGAGTAAAGATCTAATTGTATATTACCCCATTCATTCCATATATGCATAGCCGCATGGCTGGTACTTAAAAGTAATGTAGATGTCCATCCTATGTTGCCTGTATCAGATACATAACTTGCTATTGGTCCACCAATAATTTTCATATCTACTTTATCTACTAACTTTTCCATAAATTTAATTACTACTTTTTCTTCATCTGCATTAGGAAATTTATTTATTTTTGCAAATACAAGTAAGTGTTTGTGTATTGGTTTAAACATTATTTAACTCCTCTATTAATTTATTTAAATACCATTTAGCTTTTTCTAAATCTTGTATAGGGTTGCCCTTGTATTTATACCTAGCCATATACTTCATGCACGCACCTTTAAGATAACCATGATACTCTTCTGTAGTCATAGAGGCTTTGATAATATCAATAGTCTCTGTTGTTGACTGCCTATAATGATTAGGTTTATTTACTAGGTCTTCCATATCTTCTCTTTACCTCTTTAGAGTTTACCATTTCTATATCGTACTCTACGCCTTTAACATTACGTTTAACTATTAGTCCACTCCACCACATACGTTGGGTATTATATGCGTATGATTCTTTGTGTGTCAAGTAACAACCTGCAGATAATCCCATTATCTTTTTACCTGTAGGGTATGCACCTATAGCATAGTCTAGTAGGTGGCAGTGTCCTACAGTAGATGATACTTTGTTTTTATTAAGTAATGTTCTAGCTATATTTTCTCCAGAGATAGCTGAACCCATCAGCCCACTAGGAAAATTATGTGAGTAATGTATACCATCTATAACTACAGGGTATCTATAAGTATACTCATTCCAACCATAGCTTGGATAGTCTAAGTCATCAATAGATATAGCACCTTCAAGTTCTGGATTATCTTCGACCATACGATCTATACGATCTTCATGATTGCCTAGTGTCATATGCATTTCAGCCTTATGATTGCCCATGCCTTTATTAAATAACTCTAGAGCTTGATGTGCATGATCTATATCTTTACGATACCTTCTACCTTGAAAGGACTTCTTACCTCTATCCCAACTAGACAAAGAGTCCATGCTAGCAAAGTCTCCCATACATATTATCTTATCTGCCCCTATATCTTTTGCCATCCTGCCTGCCCAACTGAATCTTTCGTTACTGGCGGCTGGGGTACAGTGAGGGTCACCTATTACTAAATGTGTTGTCATTAATTTAAGTCTCCTTTTTTAAAACTGAAAAGATCAATTACATTATCTGTAGCATCTTCTCTATCAAGCTGTGTATCGTCTTCATGAAATCCCAGCATGCCTTCTTCATATATTATATCCGCATTAGTTGTTACAAATCTAATTAATCCTTTGGCTATGTAAGAACATATATCTCTTTCTTTAGGTGCCTTTGGATCTATTAGACCACAGATAAATCCTTTTTCATGTGGCGATATTATAACGGATACAGACTCAAATATACTTATGCTATCTGTATCATCACCATTAAAGTCTTTCATTATATTACTTCAATCTGCAGATCTAATGCTTTTATTTCTTCATCATCTTTATCTACACCAGACTCTAATGCCTTTTTTCTTTTTATTTGTAAGTCATGTATGGCAGACTGCTGTTCTTCTTCTGTTTTTTCTGCCATAAGTTCTATCTCTTCGTCTGTTATTTCATTGTAAAATGTTACCATGATTATTCTCCTTTGTTGTTTTGTTTTATTATACCTAAGAATGATTCAAAGTCAAGTACAATAAGGGGTTTCCTGCTATTCATTTTTAATACTACAGCAGGTTCTAAGTTAGCATTAGAAATAGATTGATCATAAGAATCATACAATCCTTTCCATGTTTCTTTATTCTTACACTCAATAGAGAATGGGAATAGTTCTTGGGCTTTTTCAGATAGCTTGATGTCTATACCAGACTCTCCCATGATAGCACACCACACATCTGTATTTATTTTTAAGCTAGGGAACGCACTGAGAAGTGCGTCCCTAACCCAGTTTTGAAGCCTTCGCCCCTTGGCTTTTCTACTGCGCACACTAGAAGCCATCATCTACCCTCGGATTACTGACTTCAGTGTACCAAACCCACTTAGGGTTCTTAGCTTGCGATTGCTGTTGTGGCAGCATTTGCAAGTTTTCTCCCCAACAAGGAAACTTGTAAGGGCAGAAACTACATGCCGTACCTAATACTTTATTGCCTGTCTTATTCTTTCTAAAGTATTCGTCTTCGGCCTCGAAACATCTTTTAAATTCTTTGTCTAAAGTTATAGCTCTAATGTTATTATCTATAATACTTATGGCATTTTCTTTGTACTCATCATCAGCCATAGGTGCTTCAGTTACAACCCATTCACCTGTAGATTTATTAATAACTATCCAACCACCAAAGGGTTTCTTTCTAGACTCGGCATACATATAGCCTTGTGTTAGGTAGCCAAACAAATCATCCTGTGCCACTGCATGGAAGCCACCATTCTCTCCAAACTTATTAACGAATGACCATGGCGATGCACTTTTAATATCCCATACTTTATCTTCAATCTCTACATCAAGTGTACCGT